TGTCCACAAGAAGAACATCCCTGTCAAAGTATTTTAGGGCGTACCGAGCCGAACCGGCAAAGGGTTCTATGATTTTGTTAAAAATCGGCTTTGGGTACAGGTGGATTATCTTTGATTTAGAACCGTAATAGTTGAACATTTGCGCAAATACTTACCAGGGCCTGACAAGCCCTTTTTTGTTATCATGTTGTATCCCAAACCACCCCGTTCTTTTTGACCTCCAATTCGGGGTTTAGCCGTTTCATACGCTCAACAATTACTTGGCAGTATTTTGGCTCTAATTCCACCCCGAAACAAACCCGCCCCAATTGTTCAGCCGCTACCATTGTGCTCCCACTCCCTAAGAAAGGGTCTAAGACCACATCTCCAGTATCGGAGGAATTCCCCATAAGGTAAGCGAGTAGCTCAATGGGTTTCATGGTAGGGTGCTCAGCGTTGCGCTGTGGCTTGTCAAAATTGAGTATGGTCGTTTGTTTGCGGTCTGCTCTTCACTTGTGAGCCTTTCCCTCTATTCAGCCGTACAGGATAGGTTCGTGTTGCCACTGGTAGTCCTGCCTTCCTAAAACAAAATGCTGCTTAACCCAAATCAAACATTGCTTTAGGCTAATCCCCGCTTTTTTCATTTCGTTTCGGAAAATGTACCCAGCACTATCTGCGTGGAACACATACCAAGCCGCGCCCTTTTTGGTGTGGGCTGCTGAAAGCGAGTAGAATTTGTTTAGGAATTGTTCAAAATGCTCATCCGACAAATTGTCATTAGCAATTTTGGCGCGGTTTTTCGCTGCTCCTCCTTGATAATTTACGTTGTATGGTGGGTCGGTAAGGATAAGGTCGGCTTGCTTGTCCTGCATAAGCTGGGCAAAGGTAGCAGATTCGGTACACGAGCCACAAATTAGCCTGTGCGAACCAATCTCCAGCAAGTCCCCAGCCACAATATCCGTTTTAATCTCTTTCGGGTCTGGCATCTCAAAATCATCATCCCCAATGGTTGGGTCTGCATCTTCCATACCGAAAAGCTCCTCATCAATTTGCGGTATTTGGATGTCCTCAAAGGCAAAATCCACCGCCCAATTCTCAAGCTCCGAAAAATCCCAATCATTTGCCAAAATATCAGCATCCCATGAACCATAAGATACGTTGTCAAGGATTTGCAGCCGTTTTTTCTCGTCCTCTGTAAGTGAAGAAGCAGGACGCGTTCAGCTGTCGGGAATCTCGGTATATCCAAGCTCTAACAGAGCCTTGTACCGTTGATTCCCGATTAAAATTTCTTTCGTTCAATCGTCGTAAACGATACCCCGAAACTCCATCCCCTTAGGGAATTCACTAATGCTCTTCTTGAGCTTGTCCAAGTTTTCCCTGCTAATTTTGCGCGGGTTTTTGGCACTTTGTTTTAAATCTGATAAAAGCATAAAATAAAAAAGAAAATAAATAAGCACTGCAATCGGGCGCAAAAGTATATTTTTATTTTAAATGTCAAGGTTTCGGAGCAATAAAAAATAATTTTTACCTAATTTTGTAAATGTTAGCCTGTAGCGCCTGTTTGGGATTTTGGGCGCAATGAGACAAAATAAGACAGAATGAGACACTTTAAGTGAATTTAAACATTTTTATATCGCTATGGCAAAAAATGAAAAACCAATTAAAAGGGAAAGCGATACTGACATTTTTGGGGAACACGCCCAAAGGCTAAATGAAAAACAACTCCTTTTTTTATCTGATTTAATATCAAATACAACGGGTGTTAAAAGTCAGATATTTGCCAACATTGGCATATCCCGCGCTACTTTTTATAGATGGAAAAAAGAAAACCCAAGCTTTGCAACCTGTTATGAAATAGCGGACGAAATAGTACAAGATTCGCGGCTTGAATGGTGCATGGCTCAATTCTACAAAATGGTAGAAAAGGGCAATAAAACGCTTTTTATGGGCAAGGTTATTGACAACGCACCTATCCCGGCAATGGTGAAAGTAGAGATTATAAAAACCATTATGAAAACCACCCGCGCGGGCAAATTGGCGCTTTCTCCAAATATACCTGAAGAGCAACAAATAGAAACAGCCCCGAAACCAACCCTTTCCGAAATTCTACAAAAGTTCAATTACAAACCACCCCACAGTCGGGGTATAGAATCAATAGATAAGGAGGAAAGCGATGAAGGAGAATAATATTGATACCAAGCCCAGTCTGTACATAGCGAGAGAGGTCTCCATGACAAGCATCGCTATGGATACCATGTACTGGTTTGAGCGGGATACCCACAAGCGGTATATGGTCAATCAGGGCGGTACCTATGCAGGCAAAACCATGAGCATCCTGTATGGTATCCATCAAATCATTGAGCATCATCCGCAAACGCTTAAGATTCGGGTGGTTGGTATGACAATGAAACACCTAAAAAACGGTGCTATTGATGATTTCATAAAGGTCTTACAGTCTAATAACGCGGACTACAAGTATAACATGACAGACCAAATGTTCATGTTTAAAAAAGGAACGAAGCGTGGCAAGCCTGTTTATTCTACCATTCAGTTTGTAAGCTTGGATGACCCAAGCAAAGCGCTGGGCGGCAAGTATGACTTGGTTTTTTTGAATGAAGCAAATACCATCCCCTATGAAACAGTCAAGGAAATAGATAGCCGTTCGGAGCGCGGTATTATTATGGACTATAACCCAACCCGCCCGTTTTGGCTGCACACTGAAGGCTACCTATCCCAAGACGACGATGGCAACACCTACATAAAAAGAGCGGATGTAAGTTTTTACCAATGGAATTACCAGCAAAATTTAGAGAACCTTTCGGTTTCTAAAATCCAACAAATTGAGGGCTGGAAAAAAACAGACCCCAGTCGTTACCACGTTTATGGTTTGGGGTATTTGGGTAAGCTGGAGGGCTTGGTTCACCCAAAGGTAAGCATCATAGATGAGGCGGAATGTCCACACATACAAGACGCTGACTTTATGGATTTTGGTTTGGATATGGGTGGAACCGACCCCTATGCCTTGGTGCTTGCCTGCGTTCATGGAAAGGATATTTATCTCCGAGAATTTCTATACCAAAGCGACCACATATCCGACCAGTTTATTGATGAGGTGCTTATAGATAAAGGTATTTTAGATATTTGCCAAACATACGACCTAAGGATACACGCGGACACAAACAACGTAATGGCTACCAAAAAGCTAAGACAGTCGGGGTTTATTGTTGCTGATGCTCAAAAATCTCCTGGTAGTGTTGAACGAGGCATAAATATTCTAAACGGATTTGAAAATATTTACATAACTTTGCAATCTCCGAATTTTATCCGAGCCTCTAAAAATTATGTTTATAAAACGAATATCAATACAGGAGAGTCTAAGCCTATCAATAAGGACAAACATCTCTGGGACGCTGCTCGGTATGTCGTATTGTCATATCGTTTCTTAAATTACAAATAATATTTTATTCAACCTTAATTCAAACCAACATGGAAGAATTGAATCAAGATTCTACAGCTGAAGCTAAACCAGCACGTGAATCGCAACCTTGCCCTGCAGCACTTGCTAAGGCTATCCTTACAGAAGCCAAAGAAAAGGTTAAGGCTGCCTTTGAACAGGCTGCACCCCTATGCTCAGCAGGCAAAGACAAATATTTGCTCAAACCCTTGCAAAACCTTGAGGGTATTTTAGCCAATCCTAACGCGCTCGGATTGGGTCAAGCATTCCAGCTTGAGAAAGGTATCACAGCCCACCAAAGTGCCTATGATTCTTTGCTTCAGCAGTTGGAGGCTGAAGCCAAAACGTTGGTGGATGACATTGAGGGCAAAGAAGATGTTTTGATTGGTGGATATATCCAAACGGCTGAATTTGCGGATAAGATTAGCAACATCAGCGCTGAGCCCAAGGCAGGCAGTCGGGGCTTATTTTCCGACATCAAGGCGCTCATTGATGCTTATCGGGATTCAGTACAGGCACACGACCCCAAAGCCTTTATTACAAAGGCACGGGAACTTTTCCCAATCTTTGACCGCCTGTTGAAAAACAAGTTCTTTGAGCGGATGCTTAGACTTTCGGAAAAACTATCTGTTTGGATTGATATTTACCAAAAATACCTAGCCTTGGCTCAAGAGGTTAAATTGCCGATTTCTGTCGGCTATGGTGTTAATGTCCTCACAGAGAAAGCACTCATCTTTTTGGAAGCCGATGTAAAGAAAAAGGACGAGGTTGCGAAACAAGCTGTTGCGGAATACGCCAAGGTTGAGACAGTCAAGGCAGAACAACAGGCAGAATTGCAGGCTGAACTATTGAATCCCAAAACTGTCGACAACGCAGTTGCTGCCAACACGGAAACACCCAAGGTTGAGGAACCAGCCGAAACCAGCACAGAGGAACCAGCCAAAGACACGGAAACGCCCAAGGTTGAGGAACCAGCCGAAACCAGCACAGAGGAAACCGACCAAGATACAGAGACCGCAACGGACGAACAGCCAGCTGAAACACCCAAAACCAAAAAGGCACCTAAAAAATAGATTTGCCCATGTATAAATTTGAAATAGAAACGCGTACTGGTGCTGTGCATCAGTACGCTATTATTGATACTTACCAAGAAATAGCCCTTGATAAGCATCGGCAATATTTTAAAACCATATTGCCCATACAGCCCCAAATAACAGCCGACGACGATTGGGACGCGGATTTTTCCGACGTTTGCGAGTGGGCTGTACAAGTTTGCGCCCTCTTTTCAAATTGTAGTGAGGATATGCTTTGGGAGTTGCCTCCCAGCTATCTATTGGGCGGGACTGTGGAGAGCGGGGAATATTTTGAAGGCTTGGTGTACAAGGTTATCCACGCATTTGAAGCGCTCCAAAAGTATGAGCAAGAGCTCGCTATGAATGCGAATAATAAAAATTCAGCCTTCAATAATATCAAAGGCTCGTTTATACACAAGGGTGTGGAGTACTTTTTGCCTGCTAAGGGATTTGATGAGACCAAAATGGAGGAGTTTGTTCGGCTCCAGCAACTACAGGCATTCAGCGATAAGCTGTCCAATCAAAACGATAAGAACAAAATCAACACGAAGGCTAAGAAACAAGGGAAAGAGATAAAATCGGATGAGTGGGATATTGCTGCTGCTATGCTCGCAGTATTGGCTAAGCCCAAGGTGGGCGGTCAATGGGTAAAAGGCTACAACAAAAAAGAAATAACTGCACGAGAAGAAGCATTCAAAGATGTTCCAATGTACCTGCTCAAGGATATTGGTTTTTTTTTGCAAAAAATTGCGCATACTACGCACAAAAATTCCCTTTTGTATTCAAAGGCGATGGAGCTAGCCAAAATGAAGGAGGAGCTTCACGCGCGGCAAGCAAATACAAGTGGGATAAAACCGTTCAAGACCTCGCAAAGCTCCCAATCTTCACCAGCTCAAGCCCCAAATACAGCAACCAAATCGAGGTCGTTATGGACACGGATACAAAGCTGGTTTTACAAACCTTAGAGATTGAAATAATGGATTCGTTGGACTTAAACAGATAAACCTATGAGCTTCTTGCCCGAACTATCTCCCAATATTATGGCATTGGGTAACGCCTTTGCCCTTGCCTGTGCACAAACTCCCAAACAAATAGACCTTAGTTATTCGCTTTTGCCACAGGTGGCTAAAGATGCGAATAGCACCAATATTTTTAATAAGGGCAAACAAAACAAGTATCCACGCGCTTGGGTGTCCACCCCTCTAAATTCCACCATTGCAGTGTTTGAGAATAAGTACACCGAGAAATTTAATATCTCAATGGTTTTCGCTATTTCAGCCGTTGAAACTAGGACAAAGGCGAAGCCCAAAGATTTAAGCTATTTGGAAGGCACGGCTATGGCAAGCGCAACGGCTAAGAACTTTTTGGTTGCCTTAAAAAGCATCTTAGCGCAACCTGGATTTAAAAACATTGATCTGGACACCAAAAGCGTACAGTTTTCACAAGGCAGGATGTTGGATGGGGACGAATCCTGCTACAGGTCGGATGTTCGGTTTATGATAGAGATGCAATTAGAAAGCCCGTGCAACGATACACCGGGCGCAATTTTACCGCCTTTTGATACATTGACAGGTGCAGATAAGCCAATCATTGATAAAGACATTCTAAAATATGAGTAGCATTTGGCAATCAGTCCCCGACAAATCCACCTTTGAGGCTTCACTGGTATTTGTGGTTAGAAACGCCCTTATATTCAACCTACAGGAGCAAGGACACACCTTTACTGGTAGGTTGGAAAAGAGTATCAGAGTGGAAATAAAGTATGAGGGCGGGGACTTGCTTGTTGAAGTGTACATGGAAAGCTATGGGCTTATTGTTGATGCAGGTATCAACCCGCAAAACATACCCTTTGGCAACTCAAACGGCACCGCCGAAACCTCCGATTTTATACAGGCGCTTTACCGGTACGCAATTGAGAAAATAGGCGTTGGCACGGAGGAGGCGCTAAAGGTTGCCTTCAAAATTGCACGCGCCCAAAAAAGAGATGGAAACCCCACAACGGGTTCGCTAAGGTTTAGCAAAACAGGCAAACGCACGGGATTTATCAAAACGTCGCTGGAAGACCTCCAAAACAACAAGATACCTGCAATCATCTATCAAACTATCAAGGAAACTTTTAGTTACTTATTGCTTGAGGTGTACAGCGAAAAAATAAAATTCTAACATGAACATAGAAGAAGTTGTAGCCTATTGCAATAACCCCGAAAGGGATGCAGGCAACCAAACCGCTCAATACGCAACCCAATTCGCGAACTCGACAATGTCTGCCGATTATCGCTTTGTGGTTTACCGACGCTATCAAGGCGCTGATTTGGTAGAAGAATCTATTACACTGATTCCGACCGCCCTAGTGGCTACGTTTGAAGAAGGCACAGACGCGGTTAAAAAAAACATGGTCAATGTTTCTATGTTAGCCACAGAAGCAGCACTAAACGACCCCGCCAAAAATAGTTTTATTTATTGGTTCAATAACTTATACTCCTAATATGTCCACACTCATAGCACCCAATGGCTTAACCTCCGCTCACCGCCCAATCATTTGGCGGATGCAACAAGATGGCAGCGTATTTCCAAACATATCATTTGCGAGAGCATTGGTATATGTTAATGGAGCGGTGTTCGCTGAGCTTGTGGCTTCACCTTATCCCGACGACGATTATCCAGGGTTCTATAACTTTGAATTTGACGTGTCGGGGCTTTTACTGCAATCATTCCTAAATCCCCAAAAACCCACCGATACCATAAATTACGAATTTGGGTATCAGGTTGCATTCAACAAGTATTCAGCGGATATGATAAAGCGCGTTTATCTATCCATTGAGTATATCAGCATAAATTCACTAAATCAAGAAGTAATAGATACAGATGAGGATACCATTGAGATAGCCGTTGTAAATGCTAAGGTGCAAACGCAGGAACGCACGATTCTTTCCCCTTATAGGTTTTCGCTTGGAATGAAACCGCTTACCTATGTCCGCTTTGGGAATGCTGTCGGAGATGATGAGAATATGCCAAGCTTGGAATATTACAACCACGGGGCGTACTTATCCTTTTTATTTGATGGTGGTGTGGGCGTTCCCTTTGTGTCGTTCCAGCTTAGGGATGGAGTGGTTGGGAGCGGTGGCAATTGGTATGGTACAGGGCTGGCAAGGCTAGCCCCGCCCGTGCAATTCCGAAACTTGGTAACTGTTTCCATAAGTCCGCAAAACATACTCTCATACATTTTTGATTCAACGACCACCACGCCCAACTTCTTGGCAAATTTGGCTAATGTGAACGCAGGCTGGGATAGAATCGGGATTGCTTTCGGATTGGCTATTCCTTTGGGTGGTGGAAATTATCAACACATTACGTATGGTTCATACTTCTATAAGGTTGAATTCCGAACCTGCAAAACGCTCGCAGTCTATGCACGCAACCCATTAGGCGGTTTTGATACCACCCGATTCGCTGAAGCCTTGAGTGTTCGCAGTATGCAAACGACTGGTTCACGGGGAATTTTACCGCAAAAGTTTGACATGAAAACCATAGGCTTACCCGAAAGGTACAGGGCAACCTACAGAGGAGAGTTCAAATATGGTGTACAGGTATCCGCGTCGGTGAAACTATCCTTTGAGCTATATTCGGGTATTCCAGAAGCCCGCGCGGTGTGGTCTTTGCTACAAACAGAAGAAGCCTACGTGGAAAACGAGGGCTTGCCCGAATACGTGGACGATACCAACTTGGAGCCAACCCGATTTCTACCTATTGTTATTGAGGATGGGAGCATTCAGACCAAGGCAGAGTACGACGATATTTTAACAGGAGAAATTATTTTTAAACCCGCAAACGCATATTACTAATGAACCCTCCACAAATAGAGCTCAGTTTTATTGATAAAAATGGGTTTCCTGTTATCATGGACATAGCACAGGAAAGCATCCCACAGCTATCCATGACTATGCAGATAACAGATGAGGATTGGGATTCTGTTGCGGTTGCGGATGCTGTTGATACTAGCATAGAGTTGCCCGAAACCGCCAACAATGCTAAAATATTCGGATTTTATGGTGTGCCTGAAGTTCGGGCAAGCGTAACCGAGCAGCAAAAAAATATGTTGCTTAAAATCAACGGTTTGGACTCGCTTAGGGGATACGCGGTTATCAAGAGCACCAAGCACGCCAACAACGGTTTTAAGCTCAAAAACGGGGCTTATTCGGTGCAGCTTTTTGGTGGGAATGCTTCGTGGTTCTCAGAGCTTGCCAATAAACTGCTTGCTGACTACGATTATACTGACCACGACCAGCTTCAAAATGATGCGAATGTGCTGGTTGGTATAGATGCTAAGTATGGAGTGCTTAATTTTGGATATTTATTGGTCAAATACGGGAGCACTTGGCAGACAAAAACAGGAGGCGGTACGCTTTACCCCGACCTTTCGGAGTTTACCCGTTTTGTTTTTGTTAAACATTTGCTGGATTTGATTCAACAAGATGCTGGGATAGAATTTGTTAGCGATTTTTTTAATACTGGTTGGTTTAAAACCCTAATCATTCCCCTGCCAGCAGTCAAAGTGTTGGCGGGTACGTTTGCACAGGATTATTTGGACATGATTGTTGGGGATAATGATGCAGTTGCGCCCAACAATCCAATAATTTTTGACTACAGCACGCAGTCCCCAATTGTTGGCGCGCCCTGGTTGAATTTCTCTACAGGGGAATTCACCGCTCCATACAAAGGCACATACAAGTTTATGTACTCAACCGTGTTCACTTATATTGTTCCACCTAGCCCCACCTCTTTTGGTCAAATGGGCGCTTTAGGTATGTATAAGAACGGGGTTTTGGTTGCCGACTCCAGCTTAGAGGGCTACAGCTACAATGTACCGGGTTCGGGTGTACCACCGCCCGATTTACCCTGTGCTACTTCCATGGTACTAGCCTTGAACGCTGGAGATGTGATAACTTTCCGAACACTACAGTTTTTTACTTTGGTTACTGGGAGCGCTACGAATACAATCGTACAGGTTACAGGTGAGGCTTATGTAGAGTATGGAGCAGCCAACCAGCCAAGTTATCCCAAATACCTTTTTAGGGATTGGCAGGTAAAGGATTTTATCAAGGGCTTGACCCAACTGTTTCGGCTAAAATGGCAAACCAGCAAAATGGGCAACCGTGTGTTTGTAGAGCCTGCAAGCGACTACTGGTATTCGGAAAGGTTTGAAGCCCCGAACCTAAAGCAGGGGTTTTATCAGCGTAACCCACAAGATACCATAGGGCAAAAGATAGACTTCTCCCAACCAGCATCCACCAGCGCGGACGCGTTCAGATTTGCGAGCCAATTCTATAACTACAAGAAAGACCCAAACGACGAGTACATGAAAAGTGGGGACAAAGAGCAAATCCCTATTTTAGGATGTAAGGCAGTCCTTCAAGGAATGGCAAACGAAAACAGCGAAACAAGGGAGAATGCTTTTTTTGCAGGCACGGCTCAAATTTTTGATATTACCGCTACCTACAGAGCAGCAGCAGCTATTACAGACCTAACAGTGGTCAATTCTATACAAGTCCCGCTCATGCTCCAAACAAGTAGTGTAAACGAAAATGATAAGTTTAATTTTTTGCCTCGCATATTAGTGTTTCGGAGACAATCGGATTGGAATGATGATGGTGCTCTAAAATATACGTTTGGGCAAACCACCGCCAACCTTACCAATATGAGGTATCCTATCGCATACGTGGCTAATATGCAAAATACCAACGGTTGGGATATGCCTTTAACCTTGGGCAACTTGCAGGTTGGGGCAAACTTCTACGTTGGGCTTGTGGGGCGGTTTTATGCTGAGTATTTTGGAAGCAAATTGCTGAACAGTAAGATTTTATCTGCGTTCTTTTTCCTAAGTGTATCCGATGTTCAATCGTTTGACTTTCGCAAAAAAATATTTTTCCAAAACATTTATTACAAGGTGGTTTCAATTGAAAATTTTAACCCACTCCAGCCCGAAAGCCCCACGCAGTTACTCTTAGAACCCGAGCCTTTTGATAGGTTCAGCATTGTTGGACAAATTATTAATTCACCCATTAGCCCAATCGTAACATAATGCCTGAAGAGATAGCCCTAAGGATTAGAATTGTAGATGCTGGAGCCGAAAACACTATCAAAAAAATAAGGGACAACCTAAAAGTCCTAAAGAAGGAACTGGAGACCACCGAAATAAAAAGCGATGCGTTCAAAGACCTTGATAAAAAAATAAAGGAAACAGAAGCCGAGCTCAAAGCGCTTACCAACACGGGAAAAAAGGCAGCCGAACAGTTGAGCAAGCCAATCCCCGCCAAAGGTTCATACAAGGACATACAGGCGCAATTAGCCGAAACCCGCAAACAGCTTCAATTGCTTAGTGATGATGAGCTTAAAGGGGAATTTGGGAGTAAGCTCAAGCAGCAATCCATTGAATTGGAGGCTGAATTTAAGCGGTTGCGTGGGGAAATAACCAATACAGCCAAAAAGGCAGCCGACCCAATCCCTGAAGGCTCATACAAGGACTTACAGAAACGGCTCGCAGATACGCGCGGACAGCTACAGCTACTCAACAAGGAAGCCCTACAGTCGGATTTTGGGAAAAACCTTAAGAAAGAGGCGGACGACATAGAGAAAGCACTCATAGAGCTACAGGATGAGATGGGAGACACCGAGCGCAAAGCGAACAAGCTGGGCGCTTTGGTTGGTCGGGTTTTTGGTAAAAATGTGGGGTTGGCGGTGAATACGGCTACCAAATCATTGGGTGGGTTTGGGAAAAGCATCCAAGCCTTTGCCGTTGGCGCTGCTGCCTTTGTGGCAATCGCTGCAGCTGCTGTCGCTGCTGGTGCTGCTGTGGTGAATTTCTCAAACGAGTACACCGATGCATCCGACACAGTTCAAAAGTATTCCAAAGCCAACGGTGAAGCCCTTGATAAGCAAACGCAGGAGGTGCTATCCACGTCTAAAGCCTTTGATGTATCGGCTGAACAGATAAGCCAAGCGGCGGAACAGCTAGCATTGCAAAGCGGGACATCTTTCAATGATGCTTTGGCTCGGATTCAGAAAGGGCTTGTGAGCGGTCAAAAAGATAATGAGGAATACCTCAAGGGAATCGTTGATTTGCCAAGCAAGTTCAAGGATGCATCGGATAGCCTTAGCGAATTTTCCAAACGCAAACAGGCAGATTTGGACGCAAACAGGGAATTGGCAAAAGCCCAATCCGACCTTGTGAAAAAGTTTGCACCGCTCAAGGAGCAGTTTAGCCAATTTGCAAGCGTCGTTTTACCGCTCCTTATAAAGGGCTTGGGGTATTTCGTTGATATTTGGGTTGGGTACATAAATGTGGTCAAGGCTACAGCCAACGCAATCTATGAGGCTGGGCAAGCTGTTACGGATTTTGTTGGCATAACCTCAGAAGCCCAAAGACAAGCTGCAGCGAATGAAAATGCCTTTTTAAAAGAAAGGGAGGCGCTCCAACAATCGTTCTCCAGCAAATTAACCAAAATATACGGAAAGGATTTTGTTGACCAACTCACAACCGAACAATCCCTCGCTTTTGAATTTGCCTTTGTAAACGCACAGAATGCAGCCCTATCAGCAGGCAAGGATACAGCGACTGCCTTTGATGAGGGTTTTACTGCTGGAATACAAAACCTGTCCGCTGCTGGTGCGGATTTGACCACACTAGCCCAAAAAGAGGCAGCAGCAGCCAACCAACAGCTTACAGAGGAAGCCAAAAAGGCAGCAGAGGAACGAGCCAAAGAACGGTCTAAGGAGCGTAAGGAATTTGCCAAAGAACGGGCGGACGCAATCAAGGAAGACGTAAAGAGAGAAGCTGAATATTACACCATACTCCTTTCGCTGGAGCGGGAACTGGTCAATACACGGGCGGAACTGCTCAAAGATGATTTTGCCAAGCAAAAGGAACAGTCCCGACTTGCATTTGAACAGGCTACACAAGACCGCGCGGCTGCCAAGGCTACAGAGGTTAAAAACTTGGAGCAAGAACAGGCGGAATTTGCCAAGAAAGTCGGTGAACGGGATAAGCTCACATTGGAGCGGGCTCAACGCACCCGAGAACTGATAAGCGACATCAATGCTAAATATGCAGAGATTGACACAGCCAAAGCCCAACAGCAGGCAAATGAGCAGGAACAAATAGAAGCTGAAAAGAACGAGTTCATTCTACAGAATAAAAAGGAATTAGCCGAGAAAGCACTAGCCCAAACCCAAAACATCAATGCACGCATAGCCGAACAGGAGGCGCTGGATAATGAAAACTTCCTACTGCTCCTACAAAAGGGCGGATTATCGGAGCGGAATTTATCAGTACAGCAGGCACAGCTGAAGTATAACGAGCTCAAAAAGCAGCAGGAACGGTTCAACCAAGAGGCTGCACAAATTGCGCTTACAGGCTTGGATTCGGACAAAGAATTATCGCAGGAGCGTTTGACCGAAAAGAAACGCATAGACAATGCGATTTTAGCAGCCGAATTGGAGCTGAACGACAAGAAGAAGGCAGCACGGAAAGCAGATGCAGACGACGAGGCGGAATTCCAAAAGAAACGGAAAGAGGATTGGCTTAGTACCTTTGAGGCTATTGCGGGGTTCGCACAGCAGGGACTGGATATTCTTACCCAAGCACAAACACAGATTGATGATGCAGACCAAAAGCGACTTGACAAAGAATCGGAGCGTTCCAACAAACGCATTGAGAGCCTGAAACAGGAACTGAACGGTGCATCAGCGCTTAGAACCGAATACCTTAACCAACAAATTGAAGAGGAAACGCAGGCACAGCAGAAAATAGAAGCCGAAAAGGAAGCTTTGGAAGCTGAACGCAGAAAAAGAGCCAAACAGTCGGCTTTGATTGAAGCGGGCATAAATGTTGCGTTGGCTATTACACGGGCTTTTGCAACGCAGGGTATAATTGCGGGTATAGCCGTGAGTATCGCAGGCGCTGCTCAAATTGCTGCGATTGCTGCTAAGGAATTCGCAGATGGTGGTTTGGTCAAAGCTGGAGATACTAACATTTATGACCTATCATCGGGACAGGGCAAGCTAAAGGGAAAGGTTAAGCAGAACGCACCCGCAACCCAACGCGGGGACAAGGTTTTGGCTTATCTCAATGAGGACGAGGCGGTTATCAATAAAACCCAACAGCTAAAAATAGGATACAATACATTGGCTCGTGCTGGTGTGCCTGGATTCGCAGGCGGTGGAGTTGTTGGCGCTCGTCCTGTTTCTATGAAAGCTCCGAGAGTGCCTACAAGCCAACCTGCACCCGCCCAAAATGCACAAGTGGTTGATATGGAAGCACTAGCCCAAATTATTAATTCAACCATTGATGCGAAAACCAAAAATTTAAGCGTAAATTTGAGCCTCAACGATTTGAATGCTTTTTCTAAGGATGTTGCCGACGTAAAGAAAGCACGCGTTTTAAAATAAAAATTATGCAGCCCAAAGATAAAAACTTTTTTGTTTTGCTGGATGAGCAAAAACCCGAAAGGTATGAAGAGCTTAAGCAACTTTTTAGCCGACGCTTATCCGATTCTACCTTTCGGAATCTTCCTATCAAGGAAGAGCATATGCGTTTGTTGGTTTATTATTATGCATGGTTAGTGCATAATGAAACCCAAGAGACCGCCCGAAAAATGGCTTATGATGCTGAATTTATGAAGGAGCGGGAAAAAACAGTATTTACCAAGTGGCTTACCTTTTCCTGCCAAAGTTATAAGGATTGGCTACAGCGAGCTCTTGCAAGCGCTTATTTTTCATACAACAGCAAAAAATAAATGCCTGCATAATTAAAAGTATTATTTTTTGCACTATTTTTGTATTTATTAAACAGGTAATTCTATGGTATTCACAACGGATGGTGAAAACATTGTGGCTGAAGGGGTGCTATCTACCTATGATAGCAGTTACTTTGTAGATGCCATTAACAACATGAAGGCAAAGAAGCCGGGCAAAAAAGTAACTATGCTTGTCAACTCTCCTGGTGGGAGCATCAACGCAGGTATGGCTATTGCCCAGCTGGTGAATTTTCAAGAGAAAAACATTGTGATTATCGGATTCGGTGCTATCTCAAGCGCTGCAACCTATATCGCAGCAATGGCAGAACGTTTCTATCTTTACGAAAACTCACAAATGCTTATACACCCAGCTCGCAGGTTGCCCGAAAACGGGGTAAGCATAGCAGATGCTGAAGCGATAAAAATAGACCTTGAGCGGATTCAGAATGTAGTCGCTGATATGTATGCTAAAAAAGTGCAGTCTAATGGCAAGCTGATTAATAGCAACTTTGAGGAGACTAAAAAATACTTTCTGAACCTCATGGAAAAGGATAACTATCTGAGCGACAAAAAGGCGTTGGAATTGGGAATCATTGATGGTATTATTCCCCAAAATGGGAGCAAAATCATTAAGTCGGTTAATACCGAATCCACCGCTACAAATGTTAATTTGGATAGTGAATATTTGGGTATTATAGCGGACGTACAGAAAGATGTAAGGGGCTACAAACCAAGCAAAGAGGTTGCGGAGGGTTACCAAAATTTAGCAATTTCATTACCCACAAGCGACCGTGAAAAATTTGAAACAACATTTATTAATCAAAAAAACGAACCTAAAAAAATGGGATTTTTTGAAAAAGTAAAAGGTTTTTTTGGCACCGCAACCAATGAAGAGCTCAAAGAATTGGGCTTAACCAAAGCCGAAACCGAGAACAAGGAAAACGACGATGCAAAAGCTGCTGAAGAGGCTAAAAAATTGGCGGCTGAACAAAAAAAGAAAGAGGATGCAGCCAAGGCAGCCGAAGCCGATACCTTAAACTCTTTAAAAGACCAAATTGTGGCAATTCAAACCAAGCTGGAAACTGAGAACAAGGCAAAGGACGAGGCTTTGAAAAAGCTGGAAACCGAGCACAAGGCAGCAGCCGACAAATTGGCTGAAGTTGAGAAGCAGTTGAAGCTCAAAGAATCGGAGCTCGCAGCCCACACAAAACCAAGCTCTAACCCCGGTGCTAATGGCACAGAAAACAAGGGCGGAGAGCAACAAAAAAAGGACGAGCACGCAGACCTTTTAAAAGGTTTGATTGTGAACGTGGCAGCAGATATGAAAAGCGTTAAAGACGCTTAATAAATATCCAACTCCACAAATCGGTTTTTCAGAAAAAACAGCCATTTTTAATTTTTGTAAATATATTTACCATGAGTTTCGACCAAAATTCTCCGAATTATAAAAAGGGTGCGAGAAATGCGTATCATATCCAAAACACGGTACCCAAACACAACCCTATCCCAGGCGGTACAATTGCCATTGTGTATGATGCAACTGCCAATACCGTTGTTGCAACGCCTACCAACTTGGACGCCAACCTCAAATTTTTGCGGATAACCGTGCAGGATGAGTTGGGCGTGCCTAAGGTTGCAGAGGTGAACCTTGCAACTCCTTTGCCAGTAACCATTAGCACGCTTGGCTTATATAAAAGCAGCGACAGTTGTTTCAAGGTGTTTGCACATGGTACTACAGACCCTGTCAATGGAATTGCTTACGCCCCGCTATTGGGGAGCACCAATTTCCCAGCAAGCCAAAATTTCTCACAAACTTTCAATAACTAAGTTATGATTGCCAAAATTCCTTTTGACCAGTTATATCCTGCGTCTTCTATTTCTAAGATGTCTAAAAATCAACAGTTGTACATACTGTTGATTTTGCAAAATATGTACAACCAAGAGCAAGCCCTTGCCAACGTTGTAGCCGATTATGGTGCAATCAATGGGAAAATTCCTATCATTGGTGTGGAAAACGACATCACAGGAATTCCTGTGCCAAACAACGCATCCTTTTGTGATTTCAACTCAACTGGTAGCATAAAAGTTGGCGGGGATTACATTGAATGCTTGCCGTTTTCACATGATGGTTGGGTAAGTCCTTGTGAGGATATTAATCATATCCTCCAAGATACAATGCAACCAACAACGGATGGTTTGCTTGCCAGCGATTTATTTTCGGCTGCATTGCAAACGTTTGCAAAAAAGGTAATCCGTGCCAAACTGCAGACTATGTTTTTTGGAGACACTCAAATATCGGGGCGTTCATTCTCAACACCCGAAGCCATACAGGCATTTGGTGCTTATGATGGATTTATCCAACAGGCGGCTTCCTATCTTAGTGCAAACGCAGCCTCTCAAATTGTTACAGGGATTGCGGGTACAACTGTCACAGGCGGTTCGGGGCAAGCTATTGGGCTTATTGAACAAGTTTACAACGCAAACGAGCGCATTGCCAATTACAACCCAATGGATGTAATCATTGAGTGCTCAAGCGATTTTTATAAAGCTTTGGCCTTGGACGTTGGACTCACTACAGGATTTGGAACTGCACAACCAAGAGCAGACTTGGTAAATGGCATCAGCTTGCCACAATACGGTGGAGTTAAAGTGGTTCTAAACCCTGCTTGGTCGGATTTGTACAAAACGTACAACAACACTATCACAACAGGTACAGCCCACCTTGCTGTGATTAGACCAACCAACACTTTTAGGGCGGGTTTTGAGGGTAAAGCTGCTAATAACACGGGCGTTATCAACTACTACAGAGAGTCCGCCTCTTCTAAATCAAATGTACGATTTGAGGCTAGTAGCGTACACGGTGCAAAAGTATTGTTGCCCGAAACGCTCTCTATGATTATGTAGCCCAATGGGCTACATAATTTTGTTTTTTGTGTTTAATTTTATTCTTAACAATTCAAAAACATATCATGGCAGCATGTGAAGAATTGGAGGAGCTCTCCGATATTATATGTGGTAACGATTCGGGTGGTTTTGACGAGGTTTGGCTTGCGGCTCGTAGCGACGTATCCGCGTTTGCGCTTTCTGCAACTCTTGGGCTGGAGACCACCGTTGGAACAATTACCATGGCCTCGGGTAAAAAATACGTTTATATCGCAGCTGTAGAAGATACAATCCAATACACGGGTACAATCAACAAAGGCAAAGGCGTTTACAATGTGAATTGGACTATCCCAGGCATCGCAGCAACAAGCAACCAGCACTGGTTGGCAATCAATAAGATTTTGAATTGCGATTGCGGTCTCACTGTCCTTTTGCGGAAACGCGGTATTTTGGATGATGAATCCGACGACCAATGGTTTGTACTTTCCAGCGATATAAGCCCTACATCAGCGGGTATTTTTGGCGGTCTTGGCAAGCTTGTGAACGGAGAATCTGTATCCGACTCCAAATTGGTAGCAACCGACAAAGCAACCACTACAATCGCTTTGACACGCACCGCCTCCACCAAAGGGCAATTGCGCAAAGTTTCGCTTACAACAGCAGCTTTGAGAGCAGCAAACGTAATTTAAACCAACTATCACAAACCCTTCAGTATTTCATTTATTGAAGGGTTTTTATTTACCCAAATTATGAATATTCCTAAAGATTTAAACCCCTCTACAAATACAATTTTTAAGGGTATTGTTACAGATGGGAGTGGTAAAAAAAGCGAGGTGCTTTTGGCAAGGGATGAAAATGGTGAAATAAGCATAACCACCGACGATTCTGAAAACATCGGTACGCCCGAACAATGGAAAGAATTTTATAAAAGGTACAAAGCAATTGCAGGGGTTGCCCCCAAGGATAGCTTTGTTATGCCAAGCGATGCACATAATGAGCCGTTACCAGGCACCAAACAAACGCAGACTTTTATAGATTATGATAGAGGCTTACACATCAAGCTACAGGAAGCATACGAACAATCATACAGTAACAAGGCTATTATTGACCAAAAGACAAACTTTACAATCGGTGGAGGATTTGATTTCAAGGGTGCATCCAAAAAAAGCACAGAGCAAGAAGCCAATCGCTGGGAATACAATAACCAAATAGCTACTAATTTAGGCTTATTTGGCATTTTGGAAGATGCAGTATATCAGTATATAAATTATGGGAATTGTTGCGTGTATGCTACTAAAAAAGGGATTATAGACCATTGGCGAGTAAAGTATTGCAGGATAGAAACACAGGGACAGGTTGACCTTAAAAAAATGATTATTGCCTTTGATAAACAGCGAGCGTTTGCGGATAATATCACCACTTACCGAGCGCCAATTTATCCACGTACGTCAACCGTGAACATGGGCTATAAGCTGAATGATAAAGGAGAAACAATACCCGACCTTACAGATGCAACCGTGTTTTTTGTAAAAAACCCCAAAGGGGACAGAGAGTACTGGGGCTTACCCGACCACAACGCGGGGATTCTATTGTACAAGACCCAATATTATATTTCTCGGTACCAAGAACAGGCATTTGTACGCGGCTTGATGCCTAAGTATATGGTTGTTTTTTATGGGGAAAATCAAAAGGCGCTGCTTGAGAAAATGGAAAGGTTTGTGGAATCTACCAACGGCTTGCAAAATTCCCACACGCCTATATTTATGGAAGCAACGGGGAAAAGCGAGGGCGGTTCAAATATTGAGATTATAGACCTTACAAGACGTAACGAAGGGGAATTCTTAGAGCTTGAGCAAAAAACGAGAGAAGGGATATACCAAACGCACAGGTTTCCGCCCGCGCTTGCCTCACAAGAGGTTTCGGGCAAACTTGGCAGCTCAAAAGAACTAAAGGATGCTTATACACTGGTGTACAATTCCATGATACGCCCAATGCAGATGTATCTTGCAAAGGAATTGTTTATTCCACTTTTCAAATGGTTAGATGAGGTATATAAAACTACTTTTATTGAGGATTTTATTGGGATAAAAGATGCACCGCCGATAAGCCTTACCGAATTAGGGGTTTTAAATACAATAGAAACAAGGACTTTGCAAGGGTATGAAGACGTGCCTTTGCCTGACGACCCGATTTTACAGCGCCTTATGTATGTTCCCCAAAATCTGCTACCTTTCTACACGCAGCTTTGGTTATCGCAACAGGCAAACGCGCAACCCGACCAAAATCCAAATCCTAACCCAAGCACCAACCCATAACATGAGAAACCTCCTGCGTTCAGCCGAATATGCAAAAGGTAGCGAGTTTCGGAACAACGACTACAGCGCTAAGTTTGATGCAACATCTTTAGCGATGCACATAAATTTGGTAGAGCTATCTATCAAAAGCATTGTGGGTATTGCCATGTTTGAAGATATGATGCTTGTCCGAAACACGCAAGAGTATGACTACGATGAAGACCCGCCCGTCAAACTTTTCCCAGCCAATGCGAACTATGAGAAAATATTCGTAGAGTTTATTTTTTACGCATTGGGTTACGAAATGCTTGCTACCATGCTCACATTCCGAAACGTAGAGGTAAGCAATACAGGGGTTGATTTTTACGAAATATCGGGGATAAAGGCAGCGCCAAGGGATGAGCGCCTTAGTACTGTAAAAAGCGCCAAAGATGCAGCATCAAAGTATCGGGACTTGCTAAAAGAATACCTTTGTAAGAATGTGGATGATTATCCCCTATTGGATAAAAGTATCTGCGAGTCGGGGTGTGGGTGCAATGGTAGCGATACCCTTGTTCCAAAAAAAGAAAGCAGTTTTTATTTTGCTCCACCATCATATTAAGCCATGACAAAACCGAGATACAATTTTGACACGTCCACAGTTGCGGGTCGGGTTATTGTGCAAGTAGCACGCAATCCAGTAGCAGACCCGCCAATTTGGGAGAACTGGATAAGCGTTCAGCGAGCCGCAACCATTGAATATAAGCCCGCTTTCCAAGCTGCTGCCACAAATCCCGACGCGGGTTCGTTTATTCTTAGCGAGGGAGCATCATCTGTAACCATCGCAGTAACAAAAAAAGAACAGTTCTATATCAATGGTGTAGAAAACGCAGCAACTTTACCCCTGTTCTCCAATACGTTGCTTACCACAGTATTCACAGCATCGGCTGGAGGTGGAGGCGGTAGCGGGGCAACAGCAGCCCTCCAAGAAGACCAATTGTCAGAGTTGGAGTACCAGTCAAATTACGCATCCTTGCAATTTGGTGAAACACTCACTCAAACGGGGTTATTGCAAAACATTCGCCAATCTCAAGGAGACATCAACGACCCAACCGACGCGGGAAATTTGACAGGTTCAGCGACTACCCACCAACTACTCCGCTCAATTGCCAAAGACCAAAGGCAGAAGAACACGGGCGGTATTAGCAGAAGAATAGTCGCTGCTGCTGGTATCAATGCAACTGTGGTAAAAGCTTCACCCTGTGAAATTTTGGGCGGTCAATTCAATTCCCGAACAACTGGGACCAAACAGGTGAAAGTTTACAATTGGGCGCTATCAGCACCCAACCCAACAACTAATTTGGGAGCGCTTGTTTGGACAGGTGTAGTTTCGGGGATTGGCACCATAGAAATTCCGCCTATACCCCTTAGCCTTGGGCTATCAGTAATCATTACGGCTGGAGCTACTGATACAGAAGCCACACCAGTAGCCGCCAACTCGTGCAGTCTTTTTCTTTCACATACTTAAATCTTGTCATCATGGCAGCTACCATTCCAAACTATGAGGAAATCATAGAGGAACAATTTGTATTAGCGCTCAAGGATAGCGCTGAGAAATATCTTGTACCGCGCAACTCGTATATTCCCACTCCTTTAGAAATGGGCTATGGTGTTGACCCACAGGAGATTTACGACCAGCTTGTGGCAACCGCTCGCAGCGTTTCAGCGGATGCACGTTCATACTATGCAATTGCAAAGGAATTCTTTGTTAAACATTGTATGAACATTTTTGACTTTTGCCAAAACTATGTCAATGGTAGCCCACAGAACACCTTTGATACGCTTACTCAGCAGTATGGAGGAAAGGGCTTATTGGCTATGGAGGTCGGTGGAGCATTCAACCAGGGCTTTTCAGAAGGCACGCCCGAAAACGGCAACCGCTTGATTGACTTCCTTGCAGGCATCCAACGGAATCAGCTATTCTCCTAGCACGTTCCCGACCAAATTCAGCGCAAAAAGTTTGTTTTAACTTTCAAAAATAATTGAAAATATCATGCTAAAAGCATATTCCAAATTTCTACTGCTGAGTGCTGCCTTTGCACAACTCAACAGCGCCCTAAAGGATATAGAGGCAACAGATGCCAATATCTCCAAAAATCAAGCTGCAATTGCGCTGCTGAACCCCGCTATTCCAGCACAAGCGGTTCAAATCGGCAATCACAACAACATCATCTTATCGCTGCAGGCTCAAAAAACGAAGCAACAAGCTCGGCTTACAGCAGCGCAAACCAAATGGGATGGAATGGGAACAATATACGCTGAATTTATGGTTCAGCTGAGTGCAGTCCTAACAGATGCAACCGCCAACGAAGCTCGCATCAAGGACAAAGCGGACTTTGAGGCTAGCCTATTGGGGCAAGCATTGGCGGAAAAATTCCCTGCATGAACGGAATTTAAGGCAAGTACCGAATTATAATACCCAAAAAAGGGCTGCATGGTACGAATCATGCAGCCCTTTTCTTTTTTAATCATCCCAATATCAACATCATGAAAAATTTAAATATCAAAATCAACATTTTACTCTGTATTTGCGTGGTGCTTATCATTTTGTCTGTGGCTATCCCTGCGATTGCCCAAAGTATCCAACCCGAACATCCGACCACACAGGCGGGTAATAGCCTAACATCCGACCCGTTGGGTACCAGCACGGTGGGGATACTCATTGCGGGGCTAATTTGGGTGCTCAAGACATCAATTTTGGATAATAACAAGGTTATTGGAGCAATTCCCCAAATATTGGAAGCAAACAGGGTTTTATTGGATAAATTGGATAGCCGACAGGTAGCGGTGGAAAAGGCTGTAGATGATAATAAGGAGGCGGTGGATAGAAACACCGAAACTAATAAGCATACACACGAAGACTTAAAGGCTGCTTTGGATAGGAATACGGACGCTCAAAAGAGCCTGCACGAAGATTTAAAAAAAATGTTACAAAATTTTAGTGGCAAATGAAACACTATTTATATATTTGCCGTTAGATAATTTAAAGGCTAGTGAAAAGCTGGTCGGGAATGATAGCTTAATTGGCGACGAAAGCTCCTACCTTTGCGGTGAAACCAAAAAAGGTAGACATTATTCGGGGTTCAAATCCCTGCATTCCCACGATTTTTCCGTAACGTTTGGTATCATATTGTGCTTTGGTTTGTGCAACTGTCCTAAACCTTATTTGATAATCACACGCCTATTGTGTAGAACTCCCTTAGGCGTTTTTTGGCTCGGTGCATAGTTGTGAGTGTAAAGCGTGCTGTTGTGAAGTAAACGCCTTTACATAGGAGGAGCGAAACCTTCACGAGCTTCAAGTAAGAATGAGCGCACGAAAGTCCCCGTGTACTAGCTCTGGGCTGGTTGTCAATAAGGAAATTTGGCAACCAAAAAACGCCTGCTTATCTTTGGATAGGCAGGCGTTTTTATTTTAGTACGAATTGTTGAACCTATTATGCTGTAAGGCTACTTTAGCCTGTTGCATCTCCTCTTTGGTTGGCTGCCAACTGTGCCCACATTTAGGACATTTTAGGCACTCGCTGGTTGGAGCACTTCCAACAAACGCTGCTGGGCTTACAGTCCAATGGTCGGGAACACCCTCCATTGGGTCTTTATACAGGGCTACATCAATAGCTTCACCGAGTTTAGCCGGTACATTACACGTGTTACAAAAGGGCGTGTTTGGGTGCATGGTGGTTAGTCGTGGGCTAATTTGATAAATGATGAAAGGTTCGCATCCGTTATAAGCTTCCAATCATAAGCGTGTACGTCTTTGTATGATGGTAGAAAGTTTTGCCCAATGGTTACTTTCCCATTCACGGATACATCTGCTATGCAAAGGTAATCGCTAAACTCCACAGGAGTATCAGCATCCATGTTATTGAGCACTTCCTTTAGCAAATCGGGAGCGCTTGTGTAATTCTGAATTGCCCCAGCCGTTGTATGGTGTCCAGGGCGGAAAAATAGCGCTTTACCATTGTAGGAATCACGGGTAAATAGATAACCTTTTTGGCGGGCTATATCAGCGGCTTGCTTATAGGTAAGGTTTTGAGTTTGTTTTGTCATCGTTGATGATTTCTAAAATGTGAATGTTACGTTTAAGATTGTTGGTTGCGTTTAAAAGGATTTGTTGGGCGGCAATCCTTACCCGCCCTATACCTCGTTGCTCTTCAAATTCGGGGTCTTGTGGGTGCATTAGCTTCAGTTTCATCATCTCATTTTCAGTTAGTAGAGATTGAACGGGCGGGCTGCCAAATATACCCACCCAAATGGGGGTGTTAAATTCGGGGTCTTGTGGTGGGCGCTTTGCTTGAAGCGGGATATGGAATTCGCACATGGTTTAAAAAAGGGTTTCTGTGGTTGGAGAAGGTGGTAATTTCTTTTCGGGTGGAAAATACGGCTTGTATTTGCACCCCAATCTTAACAATGTGTCTTCTTTCGGGTCGTTTGGGTCATCCGAATAAATTGGGAAAGTAACTTTACAATAACCATCCTTGCCAAAAGGGTCTCCGCCCGCCAAACCCATATCGTAATAAAGTCCGTGCAGGCATTCAAAAACTATAGGAAAAGCACCCGATAAGCCCCAAGTTCTGCTGCTTGTAATAAACCCATTGATAGTTCTTTCATGGTATTCCAAATCGGCAACACGGGAGAACATATTTTCACCAGGTTGGTATAAGTCCGACTTATTAAAGCTGCAAAGCATAAGCGGCTGAATCTCGTTTAGTATTCTGTTATGAAACAGCAAAACAGAATCATTTGTACCATATTGGGTTTTAGCTGGGGAATTATGAGAAGCAGGCAGGTTTACATAGGGCGGGTTTGTAAAAACAATAAGTCGGTGTTTGGGAATTTTTTCTAAAAATGTAAGCAGCTCCAAGTTGCCGTATAGAAAGTCAAACCTAAACGAGGGGTAATCCTTTTCTCGCATCAAGTGCAGGCAATCACCCCATTCTAAAGTAGATGCTATTTTATCACAATAGTCGGGTAAAGCATCCAGCAAAGCGCCCTCTCCAGCAGCCATATCCCAAAACCAATAATCCCACAGATTGGGGCTAATATCAGAATACTCATCAATAAGGGCTTTTTGTATGTACTCTACAGCCAAATCCGCCCACCGCTTGGGCGTGTAAAAAGCGCCCGTTTCCTTTTGTCGCTGCTTGGTTAGTTTCATTCGTTATTGAGGTTCAAAGAGTTCAGAATCGTCCAAGTCCATTAAGCCGGTCAAGTTTGTCCAAGCTGGAGTAATAACATCATCCGCACAATCAAAAAAGCCACCGAATAAAATGTGTCTTGGTATTTTTTCGCAAATCCTGTTCACTTCACCTTCCAAATCCTCCACCAATTTTGAAAACTGCACCTCCACAAGCGCCGACCCCGCCAAAATAGCCCTAATTGTAAACCCAAAATACCAATCGTGCATAAGCTCGTAGGTTTCCATTGGGAACACGTTTAGTTCGGGAGCGCGGTCGTTGTTCCTTTTAGCACGGTTCAGCGCGTTTTGGTACGCATCCTTGGCGGGTATGTTGATATTGATAAGCACATCCACCGCAAAATCTTCACCAAAAAGGTGCTCCCTTGTATTATGTAAAATAGCTAAATCCCTTGCAGAAAGTAAGCCCCGTTGATGCAAATTATCCCAGAAGAACTCATCCTCCAAAGGAGACCGCTCCATTACGAAAATTGCGCAATCTTTGTTTTGGGCTTCCTGCATATGCTTTGCGCGGTCGTGAAGCATAGCGAGCTGAAACCTATACACAATATCTTGAGCTTTATCCTTGGGCGTTTCGGTGGTAATTCCGAAATATTCCGCTGCCAGCTCGTGGGATTGTGAACCTTTGAAAAATTGAGGCTCTTGCATGAACCAAATTTTAGGGCTAAGCTCTCCCATTTCATATTTGAACCTTGGCTCAAAGGCTTCCAAAAAGGTACTTTTGCCTGCTGCAATGGGGCCTGATACAGAAATAATATACATTTTGTTACTTTGCATCGGATTCGGGTGGGTTTATGGTGTTAAAAAAATCTGTGGAAGTATCAAACTCCCAAATGGTTGCTGGAATTTGTCTTGGTGAAAGCGTTTTTATAATTCCCTCATCACAATATGAGCGGTAAGAAACTAAACTATCTGTTTCGTACAGTATGTCGGGTTGGTCAATAATGTAGCCTATGAGCCTATTATCTTCCACCCTTGTAGGGAAAACTTCCAAAGGCATATTTTGCCCTGTACGTTTACACTCTTTGGCAAGCCTATTCCAAGCCTCCATAATTTGGGCTTTTGTTATTTTGGGATACCTAATTTTTTGGGACATTATGCTTTGGGTGTTTTAATCATTTTGAATTTTATTTCGGTGTGCTCGCTTGGTTTGGGTTGCGCCAAAGGCTCAATGCTATCCCTATTCACCAAATATATCTCTGCGGGGAATTCGGGGCAAAAGGGTTCACCTGTACGCTTGGCATCCTCTTCAGCACGTTGCCAATAGTTGACAATTTTGGAAATGGCAAAGGCATGGACGTTTTGCTGTGTTGCCTCAAAATCTGCTGGAGTTTCAATAACCACTTTTTTGGACATAATGTTAGGAATTTGTAAGCCCGCGCTGGGCGGGCTTGGGTTCAAAATACTAATCGGATTTTCGTTTGCCCTGGTTGGGTGCTAAGGCTGTTTTTTCTGCTTTTTTTATTTGGTATTCTTTGTCGACATCCTTGTTGCTTGGAAATAGCCCAAAACAAACCAAGAGAGAAACAATCGCTACCAGCGAACCCGATGCTGCATTTACCAGCACGCCAACCGCCATAGCAAAGAGAGCAACGATTATATAAGTGAGTGGATGTAGCATGGGTTTATTTGGTTTGGTTTGTTAGAATTGATTCAACTTTGAGCAGTTCGGTTTTGAGCTCGCTAAGTTGGCGCTCGGCTATACGAACCTGCTCTTGGTTTTTAACAAGGGTTTTTCCTGTGGATGTTCCGTTTCTCATTCGTTCGTGGACTTTTGCCAATGATTTTTTGGCAGCTTGGAGGGCGGATTCGGAGGTTTCAATCTGTGCCTTCAGTTGCTCGGCTCTCATCTCCCAATCGCTTTTTGTCTTGAGCGTACCTGCGTTTGCTATCCGTTCAGATATTTCTTGATATTTGGTATCCAAGTACTCGGTAACATCATCCATGTCCTCAATATCATCTATGCTATTCACCTTGTCAAACTTGGGCGCGGGCTCCTGTGCTACCAACGTAAAGGTAAAAGTTTTGTCGTCCACCTGTTCCATCTCCGAATTCCCCGCTCCTTTTTTGCTCGGTACGCCCGTTTTTGCGCCCTCTAAATTTGTCGTTTTTGGGTTTAAAAGCTCCGAATTTTGTCGCTGTTTTGTCGCAATTACCTCAAAAACTCCCCTATTTGTCGCTTTTTCGGGCTTTTTGATGCTAAAATTAGAGCTGGGAGAGGGGTGGGAATTGTCGGATTTGCTTTGCCCTGCAAGTGGTGCAGCGGTGGGCTTACTTGCAGGGCTGCTTAGTTTGGGAGTAAGTCCTCATCGTTCGGGTCGGCTTGCCCAGTCTGTACCAAGTATTGGCGCTCGGCTTTGTACGCCCCCTTAGTCATAGCGATGATAACGCCCAAGATGCAGGGGATAAACCCAAAGGCAAATATAAACTTGCTGGACATATCCACGCTCTGATTGGTAAGCCCGTTCTCTTTGTCCAACTGTTTCCGAATAATCTGCTCATCGCTTTCAAAGCCCGCCTTGTTCTTTTTGCGGAGCTCTTCCATATCTTGGCGGATTTGTTGTTCCCGTGCATCAAATTGGGATAGGGCTTTTTTTAGACCCATAGAGTCCGCTTTTTCCACCGCCCATTTATTCTTTTTCTCAACTGCCAATTTGTACAAGTCCTTGCCTAAGAAAGCCTTTGCTGCAGCGTCCTTTTCTGCCTGTAGGGCTTTGACCTCTGCATTGAGTGGAGCAAGGGTTTCGTTGAGGGTTTTGGAATATTTCTTCTGTAGGTCGGTAATGGGTTCGTGTTGGGCTACTTCCTTGTACAAGGTGCCTGCTTTTTTCTCCGAAAAGGCTGAACCCTCAAAGCTGGTAAAAACGGTGAAGGAAACCCCAGCAGTCCCAAAGATAAACATGATTGCCATGCGAACATATTGGGAAATGGTCAAGCCCTTGTACAGGAGACCCGCAAAGGCTAAGTAAATCGCATCTTTCAGCACCACCCCAACCAACACAAAATCGGCTGCCATACAGATGCTCAAAGAAATACCGAGTATGAGCGCTCCCAGTGCATAATATCCGACTGAAGCTTCAACAAATACCTGTGGGTTATAGCTTACACCCCATGCGAACATGAAACAGGAGATGGTAGAGGTTGCGGTACTGAATGAAAAGAAAAGTTTCTCCAGCTTGAAGATAGCTTTCATACTCCCAATAGTATTGTCTTTGAATTTGGGAGCGTTGCCACCTGTAGCACCTGTACCGGTACGGCTGCCTTGTCGGTGGTTGGGTTGGTAGTTTGTGTTTGTGCTAGGCATTTTCAGAGTTTGGGTTTGGATTTGGGTTAGGTATTGGTTGGTTGAGCGCTTCCATGCGTTCCTGCCTGTCTCTCGTGCGTTGTATCCGAATTTTCATGTATTGGTACAGCAGCAAAAAGGTTGCGACTAGGATAAGAATAACGAGTATGTACGTTGGTAGGAATTGTTTGAACCTTTCAAAAATATCCGACCAAGTCATAAGGGTTTGGAGATAAATCATGTGCTGCGTTTGGGCTAATTGGCTTTGAATGAAAAAACCAACCCGTGAATTTTTGTCACGGGTTGGGTGGTGGTTGGAAGATTAAATATCAAGCTTGAGGTCGTCGGGAATTGCCACACCGTTGTGTGTGCTTTTACCATCCTGTTCGGAGCCTGGCATCGGTGGGCGGTTTGTTTGCCACTCTTCATCGGATGCTATATCCTCGTCGAGCTTTTTAAGCAGTTTAATAGCCGAAATTGGAAGCACAAAGTCTTTACCAATAATGATAAATTCGGATTTGCTTTTGGATTGGATTTGCTCAATCACCTCATCTGCGAACTCATCAGTAACATTCTCAGATGTTTTATTATATTCAAAAATGTACATAAGAAAATAGGGGTTGCGGGTTTAAAGTACGGATGCTTTTTTGATTGCGCTCCAACGCTCTTGTTCGGTTGCCTCTCTCATAAGCCCGTGCTCGTGAACGCAGCAATGGGGCTTTGTTAGTATGCGGTCGTCTTTGGGGTCGTATTTTTCCATTGAACATTTTTTGTGAAACTCTTCAGCTTTTAGAGCACGCAGCTCATCAACGGTTGGGATTTTCGGGTCGTGGGGCGGGAAAGAGTTGCGCCCAATGTGTTCTTTTACCCTTTCCTCCAAAAGCTTGGATTCATACCGCAAATCTTTTACAAGTGGTCGGATATGCTGGAGGTAAGTTTCACGCATTGCAATCTCCAGCGACAGGCTTGGATAGTGGATAATCATCTGCTCGAGTTCTTTTTCAGCTTCAAACCTTAAAAGCTCAAAGCTTAAGATGCTGTCCCTTGAATACGCGGTCGTACCGCCTGAATGTTCTAAATAAACCATGCGATTCTGTTTTTCACCATCAGCAACATCAATGTTGAATTTGAAGGTATTGAATTGCGATTGGGTTACAAATACGCGGTGTGTTTCGTAATCGGTGCCTGGTGTTACTACTGATACTCGCAGTTTGAATAAATTGGGATTTCCCATGATTGGAATTGGTTTAAAAAATGATTGATTGAAAATTATGCGAAATAAGGGATTGAATAGTTTGAGAGATTTTTTATCTCAGAAAACAGGTAATACGCAGTCCCTTTAGTATGAATTATGCTTATAAATTCATCGTTTGGCTTACCTGCCTTTTCCCAAGCTTCTTTTTGTTCTTTAAGCGACTGCAAAGATTCGGGTGTAACATCCAGCTCAACCTTAGTTTTATTGTAAAACTCAACGGTTAGCATATAATATTCTTTTTTCATGGTTGGATTTGGTTTATATGGTTAAAGATTTTTTTGCGTTGCGCTTGGCTAAAACAACCTCATATACTGCTTTTATTTCGTAGCTGCCAAAGGTATTTCTAAGATTGCCGCCCTGATTGCGACTCCGAAATATCTTCTTTACCACCGCGCCCAAATTGCTATTATAGTAAGCGTATAGCCTAAAATAAGATTTCATTTGTCCCGGTGTGTATTGTGGGCTTTGCATACCACCATACCTTTCCGACATTCTTATTTCTAAAACTGTAGCCCGAAATCTTTTTTTAGAGCTTAGCGGTTTGTTGGATTTGCGCTTTTGCCGTTTTGTTTTTTGCATGGTTAGAATGCGATTAGAATGCATAAAAGGATGAATGCCAAGGAGATAACAAATTTACCTATAAAATCAACCACACGCACCCAACGGACTATGCTCCTGTATTTTTCCAAGTCTTTGGGTGTATCTGTGTGCCTACTTTGTCTTTTTGCCATGCTTATGTTCGGGTTCGTTATAATCCCGCTGAACATACATTCCTGCGTACACCACCAGGGATATTACAAACAGGGAATAATTGGCGGGATTGGGAGCGGTAATAATCCAAGCCAACAGAACCAACAGGATGATTATCATTTTTTGGTTTGGGAAATGGTTAGGAATAAGATTAGGAGCAGTACAAAGGCAAAGCCCAACCCCGAAAAAACAAGCTCGGTATCAACTAAGGGGTTTTGCAGTTGCCAGCGGTTGTAAAGACCGCGCAAAAATGAACCTAAGCAAACCCCAAACAGCACCACCAACCCGCCCAAAAAAGGATTAAATTTTGTCGACTCTGCAGTAGCTTGATTTTTGGGTTTATGCTTCATCAGATTTGGTGGGTTCGGCTTCTTTGAAAACGGAATAACAGTCGGATTGGGTTGGGTTTGGATTGAACTTTATCCCGTTTTTTTTCAAAAGTGTTTGGTAATATTTGTTGCGCTCGTTGTTTCTTTGGATAATCCGATTGTTTATTTCAGCGTCTCGCTGTAGCAAATCAATGGTTTTATGTAAGCGCTCAAAATGTAATTGGTAATCTATAATGCTTTTGGGAGGTTTCAACACCCACTGTAATATTGAAGTTAATCCAATTAAGCAAACAATTAAAAAAACGGGAACAAGCATGATTGCCGCAAATTCTTTAATTATTTCTACTATCATTTTTTACGCGGTTTTAGAATGGTTAAGAAATGTTTATAAATCAGTTTGTAGGCGTTTATAGCGCCTTTTGCACGCCCAAGATGCAAAACCTCAAAGCCTTTGGAATCCATAATATAAGCATCCCAATAACCCGCTTTAAATATTCGTTCTTGGAGTGCGTAGTTATAGGTTGTCCATTTTTTTCGGGCGGATTATATCCCATGTGTTTGCTTAGTATGTCTTGTGGGTCGGGTAAGGTGTAGTAATTTGTAGAAGTGTCTATGCACTCAACAAATTTACAATAGTTGTTACCTGGGTTAAAAAATACACGCTCAGCATCTTGGAGGTTTTCGCTTATGTGAGTGAAGTATTCGGGTGGTGGACATAGGAAAACCATAGTTAGGCGGGGTTTGTATTGAACTGCATTTCTCCTTGTTGCAGCGGGGTTTGTAAGTAAAATTGGCAGTCTCCAAATTCCTTGAGCGCTTTTTGAACTGACAGGGCTTTGCTGGAGTAGTAAGATTTATGTGCCAAGATTTCTACAGCCATTACATTGTTTGCCATGACTGTTACCCGCTCAAAGTTTCGGTAAGCCATAGCCGACTGGGGAAAGCCCACATTAACGCATTTTTCAAAAATTAGCTCCTTTACGCCTGCATTGGCAAGAGTTCGGATAACTCCTTCAGCTTCCAGCACCTGGAACAGCGTTTTTTTGCCAAGCTGTTTTTCATTTTTTATGCTGATGCTCAAGATGGTAATACCTTCTCTTTTGATGTGCGCGCCAAGCCTTTGTAAGGATTGGGTATCAGTAGCAAGTTCGTCAATGCTTCCAATTTTGGCAGCGGTTTGTTTTTTGGCTGGATAGGAGGTTTCGTTACGCATAATCGGAAAGGATTTGAATGTTTGTGTTGATGATTGATAAGGCAGCGTCCAAGTATGCGTTTAGCATGGTTTCGGACATTGAAACGATTGCGGCAACGTCGGGCGCTATTCGCTGAATGTGGATTTCGTTTTGAACTCCACTACTGAGCGTTTCCAGTTGCTCGCAAACGAAACCAAGCAGAGATGCTTTGACCCAAAGGGGTTGGATATTATCCAGCTGGTATTTTTCGTGTTGGTATTTGAGTGGGTTGGCTTGTATCCATTCTTGGAGCTCATACAGCCAACCCCTAAACTCTAGGCTAGCCTCCAGCTTGAGATTCCAAGCCTTATCTCTAAGCTTGTTCTTTTCTCGGTTGGGCTGGATACACGCATATAATTTGTGAGGCTTTGAATGTTCTTACTTTGGGTTGGTCTTCACCTGGGATATTCTCCATGTGCATGATATTGCCATTTTTTGCGTCTCTTTCTTTGAGCTCGCAGATAGCCTCCACGTTTGCTGTGCGTTCTTCACCATCTAATTTGATGTATTTGATAACTACAGCTTTGCGACGTATATTTGTTTGGTAGCGTGCGTATGCGATTTTGAGCGCTTCAGCGATACCAATTCCGCCAATAATAGTTTCGTTTAGAACATTTGCTTGGGTAACAACGTACTCCAAAAGTTCCTGCATCATTGTTTGTACAGTTGCAGCTTGAACTTGTTTTTGTTCAGCAACGGTTTGGGTTGGTTGCTCGGCTGGTGCCTGCTGTCCCTCAAGCTCGGCAAGGATAGCCGCTTTGTTTGCTCTGTAGAAGGCGTATGCTTCTCTGAAGGCTTCAGCTTTAGTGATTGTACCTTTGGAATTCCAGTACAAGTTGTTTGCGTATTTCGCTGCGAAAGCGGATGCGTGGTTGGTGCGTTTCATATTGTTGATTGCGTTGGTTTGTAATACAAAGATACGCCAACATTTTAAAACCTCCAAATAAAAACGGACTTTTTTTAAAAAAAGTCCGTTTTTATTTTAATTATTGTGGGTTTTGGTCGGAAAAAGCCCAACAAAGCAGCCCAAACAGCCCAAAAATCAACATTTGCCACAAAATAGGGTGCATAATTTTAGTTCTTATTGTAACGTAAAGGATTGCAAATCTTGTGTATTGGTCGGCAATTAGAAACCGTACCTACCTGCATAAAAGGCATATAAAATTTAATTGGCTCTATGGGCTCAATCGGATTATTATCCAAATAGCGCTCCAAATAAACCCTGCCAATATGTCTCTTATTATAGTATTGGGTTTCGGAAAAGCATAGGGATAGCAAATAAGACCAAATATCGCAAATTATATCCCTGTATGATTGCGCCCAGTCTTTTTCTATCAAAGTTACCCGTGTTTCGGTATTGCCTGCAAATACCCACTCCATTGAATAAACACCCTCATAGCCTGGCATCGGTTGGTTTATTAACTGGGTTATGCAAAGCCAACCTTTGCGTACACTTAAATTCGCATCATTTTTTATCATGGCTTGGTGCACAAAAATCCGCAAAATATTTACAATGGAGCGGGCGCTTAGGTGCATCATTCTTAAAAATGGGGTTTGGAGTAGTTCGGGGTTATACAAACCCGCCAAAAGTAGCTCCACACATTTATCTTCTTGTTTATCAGTTGCATGGGGATTTTCGGAGAAAATATCCAGCAAATTAGAAAGCATCAAGTCTTTGTTCATGGTAGTATTTGTTTTTATTTACATACATAAACGCTGCTTTAAATATATGGTTACGTTTATAGCTGTAAAAACGGACTTTTTTTAAAAAAAGTCCGTTTTTATTTGCACGTTCAAATATAATGGTCGTACTTTGTACCACAAACCACGCATAATATGAAAACGAACATCCAAGACCTTATCCTCAACAATACTAATTATATGCTACTCCCTTTCCCGCTCATTCAAAAGGTAGGGTTTAAGGCTGCTTGCTTTTACGCTTTTTTGGTGAACAAATCCAGCTTTTATACAGACCCATGGTTTTACTGCAAATTCAAAGAAATAGAAGATGCTATCGGTATGGGGCGGTCTTTGCAGGAAAATTGTATAGATACCCTCAAGGAAGTAGGCGTATTGTTGTGCGAAACCCGCAAAGATTCGGAGCGTGGGCTTTTGAAGTTTTTTAATGTTTCTGATGGTGTTGATGCTTTGGCTGAAATAATTACCAAAAACACCGAAACAGATGCAAAAAATATTAATTTGGGGTTGTATAAAAACAACAACCGCGCTTGTATAAAAACAACAACCGCGCCTGCACAAAAACAACAACCCCGATTGCACGAAAACAACAACCCCGATTGCATGGAAACAACAACCCCGATTGCACGAAAACAACAACCGTTTATTAAAGAAGAAGTAAGTAAAGAAGAAGTAATAAAAGAAGTAAATAAAGTAGGAGTCAAAAGTCCAACCTTGGGCGTTGGTTTTGAAAAATTGGTTTTGAATTCTGATTTATTGAAATCTTGGATTGCAGAAACTGGTTACCAAGCATCGGAGGGGCTGGGGATTTTATTGAATGAATATTTTATTAAAAAAAATACCAAAAAAGACGCAAATTCCAAAAAAATAGAATTGCAAAAATTTTTAAACAAAGCCCAAGCGGAAAAAACACCCGATATTGTGCTGGTGGAGTACATGAACCAAGCTCTCAAAGGGAAAAGCGGTAAGCCTTGGGCGGTTTTGGATTGGTATGAGGAAAACATCCAAAAACTTGTACAAAAGCACGCGGTGGAGGTTGTTTCTAATAGCCTGCTGGATAGTGCAGAAGCCCGCGCCCTTTGGGTTGCGTTTGCGACTGCCTTTACTTGGGAGGTGAAAGCAAATGCAGCGGATGGAGACAAAGAAAATCGCTTAAGAAACGCCCTAACAGGCAGAGGGCTTATGCAAGACCCCGAAACCGAATTTAAGGCTTTTGTTGCCCAGTTGCCTGTTGGGGTTGATTTGGCGGGTTTTGTTGGAATATTGGCAAACCTTACCAAGTATCTTGGCGCTGAGTACCAAAACATCAAACAAAATGTGGACAATAAACTTTCAGTCAAACCAAGAACGGAAAGCTCCAGCGTACAGGAGCGTATGGGCTTTTTTAGCAAATGGGTAACTGGTGGGCAATACGTTGAGAAGTCCAAGCGCAGCCCAATTTGGAAAGTAGCCCCAAGCAGCACCGCCCTATATTTTCCGCCAAGCCTCAAATCTTATTTTTTGGATTTGCGTAAAAGCACATCAATACTTAGCAGCCCAATTTTTGCAGAATTTTGGAATGTAATTTTCCCACCAGCTCCAGCAAAGCCCGCCCCGAAAAATCCACCGACCACCCAAACCAAAATTACAGCAGCAACTTCTCCAGCACCTTACAAAACTTTCCAACCGGCGCCCAAAGTTGAAAAAGAAGCTTCACTTACCATAAAACATGAACAATTCATAATGAAATTATGGGAGGACGACGATTTTACTGATGCCTTGCCTTATATTTCTCGCATTCAAGAAATGCAAAGCTGGATAAGTATGCGATATGAAGCCGAAACCAAAGAATTCCAACAAGCGGATTGGGAATTGTTTTTTGCAGATTATAATACTGCAGAGAATTTTATGCGCCAATATTTTAAATAACCAAAAACTAATTTTAAATATGAAAACCATACAAAAGGTAACAAGAGGCGGGATAACTTATTCCTATGAACGCCAAAGGATAAATACTCCTGCATTAATGAGTTTTGAAAAAATTGAAACGGTGGCTAAAATTTGGGCTACTGTTATTCCGAATTGGGGTGCTCCTGGCAAAAGGGTGCGAGATGCGATTAGTGTGGAAAAATGTTTTTTGGCAAAATCTTGTCCCAGTGAGCTTACTGAAGAGCAATTCCAAATTTTTACAAGTTGCCCAATTGACCACAGACGTTTTTTTGAGTATCGCATGAAGGCAAAAAGCAATTCTAATTTTGTGCGTACACGGGAAAAAACTACCAAAGCAATTGATGCTTATATCCAAAAGTATCAGCACCTGCTACCAGCTGAAGCCGAACCCGAAACACCATCCGAGCAGTCCGCGCCCGAAAATATTAGTAACTAACTTCCTATCAATATGCTTAATTTTTTGCTGGGTATTTTATTCTGTGTGATGCTTACAGTTTTTATTAGCCAAATAGTTGCTAACCAAAAGCTAAAAGCCCCGCCCAAGTTTTTATTCATTCTGCCATTAGATTGGAAAGAGGGCTTGGGTTGGATTCTGTTTTTTGGGTGGATTATTTGGTTTGCCTATTCGCATGAAACCCCGCCCATTTATTACCCAACGGTCAATACTATGGGTATTTAGGTTCTAAATTCGTTGGTTTTAAAATAAAAACGGACTTTTTTTAAAAAAAGTCCGTTTTTATTTGGACGTTTTAAAATGTTGGCGTATCTTTGTATTGCAAACCAACGCAATCAACAATATGAAACCAACACTTAAAGAGTTCGCTATCAGCGAATTAAAAAACGCGCTTACCTGCTCACAGCTTGAGCAATTATCCGAAACCTTATCCGAATGTGCTTCAGACCTTGAGGTAGAGCCGACTATCGGATTTGAGCATTTTGCAACCGAAAGCAACTGCTTTGTATTTTTCGGAGCTGATGATTGGGCGGAAACTATCGGGAGGTTATCTAACCCCAACCACCTGTACCACTACGAAAGCATCCTAATTTACGCGGATAGCGAGGTACGGGCTGCATTCCGCCCCGTGTATGAATCATACATCAAAGACCTTAAAAAACAACTTTGGGAACAAGCTGGAAGCAGCGACGATTTTACCGCAATTTGGGCGGAAAACAAACTCAAAGAGTTGGAAACAGCCGAACAGGCAGCAGCCAGCAGGTTTTTTGGTAACTAATCATCACAAAGCCCCTGCGTTTGTAGGGGCTATTTTTCACGAAAAATATTCTTTTTAAATGGCAACCATATCCAACATCCTCAGAACGGATGGCAAACAAACCCACAAGGACATCCAAAGCGACGCGCTGAAGATGATAGATTACCTTGTAAGCCTTTCCAAGCAAAAGTATAAAAGCGACACGTTTGAGGCTAAAGCGAAAATTGCAGCTTGGTTATATCCTAAAATTGGGGTGGAAAACCTACAAAAATCCTTCAAACAATTATCCCAAGCCGAATATGAAAAAGCCATAGCGGTTTGTTTTCCTCACTGCGAACACATGGACGACGAATGGATATAACGAAACGCTTCCTAACCCTTGACAGGTTATACGAAACAGCAATAAGAGACTGGAATAATATCCTGTCTAATTTTGGGCAAGTCTGCGATACTGCCAACAACCCCTTAGAATACGGCTGTTGTTACAACATTTATCTGTATGGATTGAATGAGTTTGTAGGCGCCCATTTCTTATTATACGACCTCAAGTCTCAAGCCATACGCTTTCTAATGAGACCAGTCTTTGAAAGTAATCTTTTCATGGTACATGAGGATAGTTTAGTTATAAAAGCACTCAACGGACTACAGCCTTGGTATTATCATTTGATTTTTGAAAAAATTCCAAATTCCTACGCTTATGCCTTGGGACAAAAAGCGGTATCCACCCAACTAGAAAGCCCTACGAATGCAAAGGTTAGAGATAGCCAATAACTGCTGCGAGCATTGCGGAATACCAAACGGTACGCCCAAGCCCACCCGAAAAAGTCCAAACAACAAAATCGTACTCACTACAGCCCACCTTGACCACGACCCCGAAAATTGGGATATAACCATTGATAGGCTGCGTTCACTGTGCCAAGGTTGCCACCTCAAATACGACCTTCACAGGCACATCCAAAAGCGAAAGTACGGCAAGGACGTATTCAAAACCCAACCCGATTTATTCACCAACCAACCAACCAACCACCGAAAATGACTAAAAAAATCAAATTCCCCGCCCAACCCGGGCTTTTGAACGCTGTTGCAAACTGCAAAAATACAAACACCGATGCAGCTGCTGCTATGTTTGCGCTTAGGTGTCGGCTTGAGTCTTATGTACGCCTAAAAGAAAGCACCGCCAAAGTGGCAGCGCTGAAAGCTGAAATCGCAGAATTGGCAAACAATAAAGCAAAGCATTGGCAGTTTGAAGATAAACTTAGCGTCAAATTAGATGCTTTAGTACAAGAATCTACCAACATGGGTATTTTGGGAAACAGCCAAAGAAATATTGATAAACAGCTTGTTGACCTTATAGAAAATCTATGTGGTCATTTGCTTGCCGACCAAGTACAATATGCTTTTGCCCATTTAGATTTATTTACCGAATTTGCCAAAGAGTTCGCTACTTATGCTAAGGAAAACTTTGAGAAAGTTTCCCCCGAATTCTTGGATGAAGATGAGGATTAAGTAACCCAAGCCCGCCCAGCGCGGGCTTATAATTTTCCAGCACAATGACTGAAAAAATATTTATCAGCAAGCTGAAAGAAGCCCACCAGCTACGAATTCAATATCACCAAATACAAGCTAAGCGAGATGCTTTAAGGGGAACACTTAAAACCCTCCAAAAAGTCTCGGATATAAATTCAGTTCAATCCCAAATTTGCGATTTTGAAGAAGAAGCTCATTCTTTGGACGAAAAGTTTCATTTTGATGTTGAGCACCTGTTGCACCTTTTTTTTGACAAACCCAAATAACCCCAACCATGCAACCATTCATAACCCCATATCTGACTGCTGATATTACAGAGCAAGTAAATTTAGGCGCTGTTTTGGCTATTTCTATTTCAGGCGGAAAGGATAGCCAAGCGCTACTCGTGTCCGTGTTGAGCTGGTACAAAGCCAACAACCTAACCAACAAAATATTTGCTATCCACGCAGACTTGGGGCGTGCTGAATGGGCGCAAACCAACGGGTTTGTCCGCCAACTCTGCGAAACCTACCAAATTGAGCTGGTAGAAGTTTTCGCAACTCACAACGGGCAAAGGATTGACCTTTTGGACAAAATAGAACTAAGACAAGCCCAGCTGGAAGCACAGGCACGGGAAAAGAAAACGCCCATCTATCCGAGCTTCCAGCAAAGGTATTGCACCAGCGACCTAAAAACCGACCCAATCAACGCCTACCTAAAACAATTCCCTCGCTTTATCAGCATTGAGGGAATTCGGTGGGATGAGTCAAAAGCCCGCTCCCAAAAACCTATCTTTGAACGTAGGGCGGGCTTCAAAAAGAAAGGCGGTTCTATGGGTTTCACTTGGAACGCAATCATCAACTACACCGAACAAAATGTGCTGGAAGCCTGTGGGATGACTGAATCCGAATACAACCTTGGGCGGTGGCAATACAAAACCTTAGGCACAGTTCCCAATGATTGGAAAATCCACCCTGCGTATGCTATGGGCAACACTCGCTTAAGCTGTGCAATCTGCGTACTCGCATCAAGGAATGATTTTTTGAATGGTATCAAGCACAACCCCGAACTTGCCGACTGGATACACCAAAAGGAACAGGAAACGGGCTTCTCTTACCAGCAAGGAATAACCATCCAGCAAGGACGCGCTCGGCTCGCAGCTGAAGAAGAACAAATGCAAATGATTTTTTAACAATAACACAATATTCTAAAATGCAAGTAAAACAAATTTTTAAGCCCTTTGAACAATTTGAAGCTGGGGAATTTGACAAGATGTTTGCAAATGGTAAGGATTTATACACTTTTGCGCCTGCAATTGCCCAAAACGGGATTACACTTTTTCATATTGTGGTAGAAGAAAAAGAGGATGGGAAATATTTTAAGGTGTTGGCGCGGGCATTTCACGAATCAGAAGCCACTTTGGTAGAGCTTACTTATGCCCAAAGCTCATACTTTGCAACACCACACGGAGGTAAGTTTTTTGCCTTAAGCGAAGCTTACAACGCTATTCGGAATTCTGTTCTTGAACACTTGTGGCATGTAAGGGCGGAAGTTGAGCACCTAAAAAAAATTGCAGAGATGCCTTTTGGGGAGTATGTTAAGCTTGAAGAAGTGCAACACTTTTTAAGGAAAAAGCACAAAAACCAAAGCTCGCTACTCAAACAATTATCCGAACCATTAGCAGAAGCAGCCGAACAATTCCCCAGCCTCTAACATTCAATTTTGACCAAAATGGGTATTTCAGAACAAGAATTAGAACACATCAAGGAGCTTTTATTCACTGGGGACAAGGGTAATATTAAGCTTGTTGACGTGCTTTTAGAGCAAAGAGTGAAGTTTTCCCAACTTGATGATTTTTACAAATACCGTATTTATCCGCCCGCTTTGGGCTTTGTGAGCGTATATACTGCAGGCTTTTTAAACAAGCGCTGCATTTTTGTTTCACATACTTGGGACTACACGCGTTTCTTTGAGCTTCTTCAAACCTATGCAAGGGAATTGGCATTTGTTCATGCGAAAGAAATATTTAAGGGTGTTTTAGATTTTAACCTTAAATGCCAAAAATGTAAGTTGATATACTTTCCCAGCGAGGTTTCAGAAGAGTTTGTTTCTTTGGTCAAAGAAAAGAGACCCGACATTGAGGTTGAAATTGATAAATAAGCGTAACCTATCCCGCCCAAAAAGCGTATATATAACTGATTATCAACCAACTATATAAAACTATGTGGAAACACAAACAGCCTGTACAATGTAAGAATTGCCCATGGAAAGTATCCAGCAACCTTTCCAAAATATCCGAATATAATGAGGATATGCACAGGGACTTAGCCCAAACCATTCGCTGCGATAATATCCAAAGCGGTGAAGACCTTATGCAAATAGCGCGTTCCCAGCCACATTTTATGACTTGTCATATGCACGAAGCAACGGATGGATTATCGGGTACCTGCATTGGCTATATGCTCAACCAAGCCCAAAACAATAATATCTCCGTGCGTATTGCTTTGATGAACTGCGAGAACAGCAAGGATATGAAAACGGTCGGTGAACAATTCCCTAACTACGAGGCAACTTTGCCCGAAAATAGACCTAAATAAATGAACTACAACATAAGCCCCAACCGCCCAGCATATTGTTTTGATGAGCACCTTACCGATGTTTATTTGCCTGAAGATGCTTTTACAGAAAATCCCAAGTCAATTGGAAGGGTTACAACATCAACTCTTTTCTACGTTATGCCTCGTGCGTTTGGCGGTGCTGGATTTGTATATGAGCGGCGGGGAAACTTTACATCAATGTATTGCTCTCGATGGAAAGGTATTGTTTGGGTTGAAACCAAAGGCTTAGAACATCCCGATTTTAAAACAATTTAAAACAACTCTATAAAAAATGTACCAACAATTTATTTCAAAATGCGTGGAGTCTGAACAGAAACGCGCCAATGGGCTACACGGTATTCAGAATGAAAACAATAGCCTATCCCAGTGGGTTTCAATAGTTACTGAGGAGGTTGGAGAGGCGGGGTTTGATTTTCTCGCTTCTGAAGTTGATAAAGCGCTGATAGAGCTTATACAGGTAGCGGCGGTTTCAGCTTCTGCAAAATCGCATATCATGCAAAACGAAAGCCCCGACCTACATTTCAAAGATTGGGATTTTCCGAAACCTTTCGTATATGCAACAGGGGATTTTAAACCCGAAAGGTGGATGCTGCTTACCACAATCAAATTGGGCAATGTTGCCAAGCAAGTCAATGAAGTGGATGTAAGCAAATGCGTTATTGAATTTGCCCACTTGGAGGACATGGCAAAATCCGCTGTCCTTATGCTCCTCAAGCATTCAGTAGCGCCCAAACCGCTTATAAAAGCTTTGGAGAACTTCTGCGAGGTAAAGTTTGAATAATTTCTAACCAAGCGCTCCAGTCGGGGCGCTTTAATTTTTTGATTATGAAAAGATTAGGCAGTTTTATCCAAGTGGGAACAATTGGGTGGGTTGACCATAGTATCAGCGCCCAAAATATTAACCCCATAGATGAAGGCACTAAGGTAGAATTCCGAGCCGTGCCAATTGTTTGGTTAGGGGCTATCCAAAAAGAAATCTACAAATACACCCAAACGCCCAACACCGAGCATATCAAAACAATGACAGATTGGTTTGTGGAGCGCAAAGCGAGCCACTGTCGTCAATGTATTATTAATCATGAAGAGTGCTTAGGAGACGTGGATATGGGGCTTAAGTATGAGATTTACAAGACTATAAAACAAATTCCACCAAACTCAATGTTATTCTACAAATTGAGCTCATCCGATAAAGAATCAGAACATTGGGAGGAGGTGGAAATAAGTAGTTTTTTAGAAGAAAACGAACCAATGTTATAAGCCCACCCCGCCCGCTAATTCAGCGGGCTTTTTTGTCCCTTTATTATGTTAAATAACGTTTTAAAACAAGATAAAAGGCTGAAAGCCAAAGAAATAAGCACAAACAAAGCGAAAAGCGTAACCTTGGGGCGGAACGGTCGTTTATGTATGTAAAAATATACAACTATGAAACCCACCACCCAAGCTGTAGCGCTCCCATACATAACCAAAGAAATGCTCCCAACCCTTACCGAGCTCGGCAAACTAACCAAGCGAATGAAGAAACGGGCGGTATCTTTTATCTACCTAAAGGATGATGGAACAATTCGATACGCATTCGGAACAACCAATCCCGAACTTATCCCCACAGACAAACGCCCAAAGGGTACCAGCAAGCGCAAAGCCCACCCCGAACTCATCAACTACTACGATTTTTATTCATCATCTTGGGCAAGTTTCCGACCGCGCAACTTCCAAAGATTGGTCAAGATTTTTAAGCCCGTACTATAGCATTTTTTCAAAAATTGATTTAGGTTTTTAAGACCGTGATATTGCCGTTTTTCAAAAACAGCTCAACCAACCTACCAAATGCAAACTCCACCCATACACGAACTACCATATCAAGACCTAACAGAAGAGGAAAAAAACGTCCTTGGTATGTGGGCAACCCAAGTACCTGCAAACGTTGATTTGGCTATCCAGCTATGCAGGGGTACGCTAAAGATTACTCCCAAAAAATTAATGGCAAAGGCTGGTTTGTCCCATATAAACAGTTATTTTTTAAAAACTTGGTTGTTGCCCAATTTGGTTACCCTAAATGCACAAGGAGAAACCGCCTATCCCTTTGCTGGGTTCGCGAATTGCCCCATACCACATACAACCTTAAAAATTGCGGGGAGTGCAGTTTTGGATGGCAATAGGGATTTTTTTGGATTGGACAAACTGCCTAATTTGCAGGTGTTATCTGCTGATTTTAACAATGAAAATGTCTTTACACAAGCAGAACACAAAAAAAGCACTACCATTGTCAAGAATGGGTTAAAATCGCTGTTTAATATTCCAAATTTGAAAGAATTGCTAAATTTTAAAATGGATATGGCATCGGTTAATGATATTCAATATTTGCCCAAAATTGACTATATAAGGGTTTGCCTTTCGGAGTATGATATTATCCCATTTCTTGAAACCATTCGTTCTGCAACGCTTACCACTATACAGATTGATTTAAATATAGATGCAACTTTTGACCACATTACACAAAATCATCTTCATGCAGCGTTGAGAGGAATATTTGAGCGTGTGCCTAAATGTTTTGGTAGACCCAACCCCAATTCTTGTAATATCACTTTTAGATATAGCTGGGGATATGAGCGCTTCGTAGAGAATTTTAATAAAATTATTTATGCCAACCTAAGGGAAAGAAATAAAAAAGCCCCTACAGATTAGTCTGTAGGGGCTTTTTTGCTTAAAACAGGTTGCCCTGTACAAAATCGTAATTGGTAGGCAGGTTTGACCAAATAGCCTCCGTATTGTAAAGGTTGGATGCACCTTTGCGGGTAACCATTGGCTTAAAGGGCAATCAGCCCGCTTTGATGTTTTCGCAGACAATACTTTGCCCAATCCGAGCCTTGCACCAGTCCGCCAAATTCCCAAAATCCAGCTTCTTAGAACTTTTCTTGTAAGCCTCTCCACCAAACACATAAGGCGGGTCAATGTACCAAGTAGCCTCTTGGTTCGGAATATCCTCATAAGAACCCAGCCGAACCTCCCAATGCCTAATTTTGTACAGGTTGTCAGCGATACGCTTGTATGTGTTGGCACGCCTTTTCCCAACAAACGCACCGAATGGGCTAACAGTTTTGCGCGGTTCAGCAGTCCCCGCTCCAGCAATGAACCCCAAGAATAAAACCTCGTCCTCCGAAAGCCCCAAGGATGTTAAATCTAATCCCCTTGTGAGCTTTGGCAATCCAAGTATATCCTTGGGGCTACATTGTTGTAAAAACTTTCAGATGCGAACCACCGCCTCATACTTGTCCACAAGAAGAACATCCCTGTCAAAGTATTTTAGGGCGTACCGAGCCGAACCGGCAAAGGGTTCTATGATTTTGTTAAAAATCGGCTTTGGGTACA